GACCGGCGGCGTTCTGGAAGGTGTTCGCGGGCGTCGCCGTGAAGACGTAGGAGTTGATCGTCGTGATCGCGGCGAGGTAGGTATGCGTGTCATCCGGACCGATGTACCACGCGTATGCGACCGCGCCGGTCACGGCGGCGACGGTAGCCTTCACCGCCTGAACCGCCGTTCCTGCCGACAAGGTGATCGAGGCGATCGCGGACTTCTGCGCCGTGCCGCCGTTGATCGTGTCCGACGTGGCGTCGGCGTTGGTGCGAACGATCGTCTGGACGACGCCCGCCGCGACCGTCGCGCGGTCCCAACCGTCGTGCGAGAGCGCGACGCATACGACCTTGTAGGTCGCATCGGACAGCGCGCCGCCGGTTGCGCCAGCCGCGAGCGACGGCGTCGGCGTCGTGCCGAGCGCGATCGTCGAGTTCCCGCCGAAGATCATCTTCTCCTCGCTGATCATCAGCGAGCGAAGCGTCCCTTCCACCGCGCGGGCGCGGACGTCGTCGAAGCCCTCCGAGGCATAGTCCGCCTCGAACGAGACTGAGTCTTCGATGCCGAGTCCGACGTACGCCGCCGTGTAGTTGGCAACGGTCGAGGTCTGGACGCCGCCGCGATTGCCTTCGGACAAGCCGACGGGGAGCTTCGTCGTGTTGATCCCGGTGATCGCCTTCCAGCGCGTCGCCGTGTCGCCGTCGCCCTTCACGCGCGTGATCTCGTTCCGCAAGGGCGTCAGCATCTCGCCCCACGGATAGAGCGCCAGCGCGGGAGCCTGAAGGTCGTAGTTGACGAGGCCGGAGCCAACCGTCCACGCCTTCAGGAGCGACGAGTTCTTCGGATCAGCTTGCGCCTTCTTCAGCGCGTCGAGCGTCTTCGTAATGTCCATTTTCTAGCTCCTTCGAGTGAGCGTTCGACGCTTACGCGCCAGCGGGCGAGCGGAAGATCACCTTCCCGCCGCCCCGGTGAACCTTCTTCATCACGGAAATCGAGTCGGTCTTCTCGGCGTCGTCAGCCGACGTGTCGGCGGGCGCGACGTCTTCGCCCTTGCCGACCACCTTCAGGACGCCCTTCTTCTTCAGCGATTCGACGAGCGCGTCGGACTCCGCGACGAGCGCGGCGACGTCCGACTGTGCCTTCGTCAACTTGGTCTCGCTCTCGGCGAGCTTCGTCAGGAGATCGTCGCGTTCCGTCGTAACCTTCGCGAGATCCTCGACGCCGTCGTCCGCCTTCGCGGCGACGATCTTCATCTCCGGGACCGTGATCCCGAGCTTGACGAGCGCCGCCCGGACCGCCTTCTCGACCTTGTCCGCTTCGGCGTCCGCCTCGACGACCGGCTCCGCCGCGACTTCAGCGGGCGGATCTTCCTTCTCGATGACAGGCGCGGGCGCGTCCGCAACCGGAGCCGCTTCGTCCGTTGCCACGACGACGTCGGACGTTGTTCCGGGAACGATCTCCGGCGCGGACTCGCCCTCGCCCTTCTGGATCTTCGTTGACTTCATCGGATCATCTCCCGCGTTGAGTTCCGACGTTTCCTCCGCGACCATCTCGACGAGGATCTCGCCGAGTGTCGTCACCGCCGCGCGGAGCTTCGCCGGGATCGGCGAGGCGTCGTCTTCTGCTTCTGCTTCCCACTCCGCGCACGACTGAAGGCACTTCAGGCGATCGAGAAGTTCGGCCAACATCGAGACGTCGTACATTCCCTTCGCGACCGCTTCCGGCTTCGGGGACTTCACGCGCGGACGTGCCATCGGTGCCGCCTCGTTGGAGTTGTCGTCGAACTTGACGAGGGAGAACGTCGCGTCGGGATTCGCGGGCCGATCGACTAGCGATATTTCAGTGAGCCGGATTCCCTCGATCCGCGACGGATCGTCCTCGTTGCGCTTCGTGATCTTGCCGCCGATCGAGAAGCCCTTGTAAACCTTCGCCCGGACTTTCTTGACGGCGATCGGGTCGACGACGTGCGCGCCGAAGAAGGTCGAGCCATCCTTGCGGACCTCCGCCTCGATCGCCGTCCCGCTCGCGCTCGTCGGCTGGTGCATCTCGCGCACCGCGCCGAACTTCAAGTAATCCGGCAACGCCGCGCGCATCGCATCGGCGGAGATCGTCTCGCCGTCGCTGTCGCGGGCTTCCGAAGACGCGACGCCGTAGACCTTCACGGTCCCGTCGTCCTGTTCCTCAATCTTCGTGAACGATCCAAAGAGCCGCATTGTCGCCCCGGAGTTGCCTTGTATCCGCGCCCGCCACCACTGACGAAGATATAAGGTTCGCGAAAGCGGGCAAGCCGTAGAGCGCCGCCCTACTCCTCGCCGACGTCGGCGGTCTCACGCTCGATGACGACCGGCGCGAGCGAACAACGACAGTTCGGATGCAACGGCGGACCGTCGCCGCCATCGTCCGGGAAGTCCGCATCGAGCGGGACTTCGACGCCGTCGAGCGCGTCGCAATCCTCGCACACTTCCGCGTCGCCGACGAGCCAGACCTTCCCCGCCACGCAACCCGACGCGCGCCAGCCGATCAGCGTTCCGGCGTTCTCCGCGAAGCTCGTCTCGGTGCGCGCAATCAGCATCGAGCGCGCCTCGCTGAACTCGTACGCGGCGGACAGTTCATCGGCGAGTTCGCTGTTCGTCAGCCCGTCGTCGATCGCGCCCGTGACAATGTCCCGGATCCCCTCGATCGTCGTATCGCTGACCTCGGTCACAAGCTCGCCCGCGCGATCGCTCGCCCACGCGACGGCGTCGCGGTTTGCCTGTTCGAGCAACGACTCGAAGTCGCCGGGAACGAGACCTTCGACGGCGAACATCGCGGCGCTCGCGCGCTCGCTCGCGTACTGCGCGACCGCGTCTTCGATCGCGGAGCGGAGCGCCTGAAGCTGATCTTTCGAGAGTGACCCGAGGATCCGCTGAAGATCATCGTCCGAGACGTCGCCCTTCGCCAGCTTCCCCGCCTTCCCCTTCTTCGCGGCGGCGACGACCGCGCGCCGGATCAGGTCAAGCGATTTCGCGGCGGCGCGGCGTACCGCGCGCTCTGTCTTCGCGTCGAGCTTTCCGTTCGGCTGAAGTCCGGGAAGTAACCTCCCGGCGGAGTGACGCTTCTCCGCCTTGTCCGTCGGGTTCCCCTCGTCCTTCGTGTCGTTCGGTGCGCCGTCTTTCGGATCGCCAGCCCCGAGGAACTTCGGATCCTTCTTCGGATCGAGCTTCTCTCCCGGCTTCGGCGGGAAGCCGTTGCCGTTGCCAGCGACCGAGAAGTCGGGAGCGGGCGGGCGGAGCTTCTCCTCCTGTTCTGGCGAGGCGGGCGGGAGACCGGCGAGCGCGCGACATTCGTTCAGGTCCGCGATTGCCTTATTCCCGCCGAAGATCTGAATCACTTGCGCCTTGACAAGTGGGTCGATTATCTCCTCGTCGATGTACGCGAGTTCGAGATCCGGCGCGCCCGCACGTTCGAGGAGATCGTCGACGACGTCCTTCAGCCAGAGCTTCAGCGGTTCGAGACCTTCTTCCTTCGCGCCTTCCTTCGCGGTCTCAGCGGTCGCGCGGTTCGTCTGCTTGACGAGGGCTTCCGGCGACAGCGAGAACGCCCAACATATCACGCGTCCGAGCCACTCGTCGAACTCGTCCTTCAGGAGATCCGGCTTCGCGAAGGTGATATTCATCCCGCCGGGAATGAAGCGCGCCTTCCGGCGCTCCTCGATGTTCCCGTTCAGGAGCGCGTCGAAATACGTTTGGAACTGGCGGATCTGATCGGGATTCCAGTTCTCCGGGACGCCGATGAACGCGTCGGGGACGTTGCCGTCGGTGTAGTAGCTGGCGATCGACAACTGACGATTGAGCGCGATCGAGACGATCCCGAGGACTTGCTCGACGCGGGACATTCCGTAGAGCCGATTCGAGCGAAGGTTGTACGGGTAGTAGCCGAGTTCCTTCGTCGTGTAGTCGACCGCCGGGACGCCCTTTAGGACTTGCTGATATGCCGGGAGCGGCGGGAGCGGCGTCCGTGCGCCGTCGTCGATCACGCGCTTGATCGTTGCGCCGTCGACGATCTCGAACAGGGGACGCCCGCTCGCCACGCGCGGATAGATCGCGACGGCGTCGATGACGAGATGGTCTTCGATCAACTGGCGCGCCCACGTTCGGAACGTCGAGACGCCGTCCGGATGGCGAAGGAAGATCTCGAACTCGCGCGCCTTCGTGCCGCCGTCGTCGTCCTTCTTCCGTCCCCGGAGTTGCCACTTCTGCGCGGCCATCTGATCTTTACGCGTCTCGATCGCGAGCCGGAGAAGATCGAGACCGCCCTGATCGGGCGACGCGAGGCGGCGCAATGTCGCGAACCCGACGGATTCCTGTCCGAGTTCCTGTCGCGGCGTGTAGTTGAGGTTGACGCCGAAGCCATAGTCGAAGCCCCGGCCCGCCGTGTCAGGCGGCGCGATCGCGCGGAGTGGCGCTCCCGGTCCGAACCAGCCGTCGAACGCGCCCGCCGCCGCGCCGCGTACCATCCCGGCAATCGAGCCAGCCGCGCGCGAGATCATACTCGTCGAGATCTCGGTCTCCTTTCCGCCCTGTCCTCGCGCCATTGTCGCCCCCTCGCCGGAAGTCTACGCAACAAGCTACACCGAACCGCCGCCGGAAGCCACGTCAGGCGGTCGCCTTCTCCTTCGCCGCCTTCTCTTTCGCCGCCTTCGCTTCGGCTTCCTCGCGGATCCAATCGAGCATTCCGAGACCCGCGCCGCCGCCCTGCGCGTACTCGACGCCGATATCAAACGCGTCCGTGTCGTCGTCGTGCAATCCACGCGGGAACGCCGCCATCCGGTCGACGAAGTCGCTCGTCCACGGGAGATCTTCCGGAAGCGAGACGACGCCCGCCTCGACCGTCGGAAGGACGATGTTCGCCCGGACGATCTTGTCCGTCGTGTTCGGGATCTCGACGATCGGGAGCCGCGTCTCGCGCCGGAGTTCCTGTCCGATGATCTTCCCGGAGTGCGAGCCGCCGCCCTCGATGACGACCGCGTAGGGCTTCCACTTCGCCGAGAACGTGACGATTGCTTTCTTCGCCTCTGGCGCTTCGACCTGTTCCATCCAGAGATCGAGGAGGTATAGCTTCGCGGGCGCAATGCCGAGCGAGACCAACGCCGTAAAGTCGGCGGTCTTCTCCTCGGTCATCGCCGTATCGACCGCGACAAGGACGCGCGTGATCCCGAGCATCGCGAGAAGCTCGTCGGTCGGGATCGGGACGCCCGCGCGCGTCGCCTTGTAATATCGCCAGTATGCCCGCTTGAATAGCGCGCCCTCCGCCGCCGTCGGTCGCTGTTGGTGCTGACCGGCATAGCCGGAGGAGCCGAGCCGCCGCTTCTCGATCGCCAGCACGTCCGCCGGGAACCGAATCGGATCGAGGAGTTCGCCCGCTGTCGTGCGGGGATCCGTGAAGCCGAGCGCCGTCGGCTTGATCGGATCCTTCTCGTCCTTCTTCTCCGGCTCGAACTCTTGTCGGATGACGAGGCGATCCCATTCGCCCGACTTCGCGAGATGACCGTACGGATCGCCTTCGTGTAGCCGCTGACCGATGACGCACCGCTTCCCCTTCGTCATCGAGTTGAGCCGGTTCAGGAACGCGTGATCGAGCCAGTGAATCACGTTCTCCCGCGCGACGACGCTCTCGCCTTCCGCCGCGTCGAGCAAGTCGTCGCCGAACAACGCGTCTGCGCGATCGCCCGTCACCTTCGCGCCGACCGTGACCGCCTGACGGAAGCCGCCTCGGTTCGTGCCGTACAGCGTCTTCGTGTTCTGATCCCCGAGGAGTTCCCATTGTGGGCGGAAGGCGCGCCGATACCAACCGCTCGCGAGCAACTGGCGACAGAACATCGAGTCGCGCGTCGCGACGCGAGGGTTCGCCGACGCGAAGATAAAGCGGTACGACGGATGGAGGATCCACCACCACGCGGGCGCACACACGCTGACGATGCGCGACTTCATCGTTCCCGGCGGGACGTTGATCAGGAGATTCCGCTTCGGGATCCGCCCTTCGAGCAACGCCTGAACGTGTTCACACACGACTTGAATGTGCCAGTTCCAAACGAGCGGCGTCGTCGGTTCGAGGACCGTCCACGATTGCCGGACGAAGTCCGCGAGCGAACGACGCGCGAGTTCTGCGAACAGAGACTCGCGCGTCGGAAGGCGAACGGGGAACGCCGTCGCGGTCAACCGTTACTCCGGCGCCTCGAACAGAAAGTCGAGGTCCGCGATCACGCCCGCGTTCGTCTCGCGGTTCGCGTCGCCCTTGTCGCCCTTCAGCGCCGCCGGGAGATCGTCCTTCGTCAGCCGCGTATCGGGAAGCTCGACGTCCTCGGTCTTCTGAAGCTCCTGCTCGACCGCCTTGTTATACTCGAAGGCGTTGATCGGAATCCGGTTCCCGTTGCCGTCGTCCTTCGAGTTCGCCTCGGAGAACTTGTCGAGTGCTTCCTTGATGCCCTCGATCGTGAG